ACAGAATCTCTTAATATAGCAGTATCTAAAAATGATTCATTAGCAACCATGTTTAGATAGTAGGCATTGTAATGGGTATTGTAAGCAAGAATATCCAATAGAATATTCAGACCAGAACCTTCAAAGTCATAGTCTGTAAATTCAGATTGTTGATTTAAAAATGCTTTTAAATTATTCTTGATTGTATCGAAATCAAGTTCGGTAACTCGTAAACGGTCTGCCATATTATCTAATCCGTTCTAGAAAAAAATTAATTGTGATTGGGTCTACACTATTAATAACAAAGAATTCAAGTTTTAGTTTATACCCATTATTGTCTGGATCGGCAATTGCATTAATTTGATTTACTTGGGCTCTTGGCTCAAAGTTTTCAATTGTCTCTACAACTGCTCTTTCTAATTGTGCTGCTATGATTGTGTCAATATTCTCAAACAAAAGTCTGCGAATACTACTGCCAATTTGTGGCCTAAATGGCCTTTCGTAGTGATTTGTAAGAATTAGATTCTTAACCGAATTGATGATAGCATACTCATTCTTGTGAGTATTGATATCTTTACGGACTGGATGAATGGTAAAATTCAAATCCAAGTCTTTAAAACTGCGGGATGATTGTATATCTACTTGAGCCATGTTCTATTTATCTCATCCACCAATAACAACTGTTGCAGAACCAGTTTCAATTATGTTAGTTCCCGCACTATTAGTATCGAAATGGCTTCCAGTTCCAGCATCACCAGTATCAGCAGTATCACCTATACGAGCTGCGCCATTCGTACCATCATTCAAATCTATTAGAGGTGCATTAATTTTCATTGTTCCACCAGAACGAATATTGCAAGTTCCACCTATATCCATATCAAAGTTACCTTGAACTTTTAATTCAGCATTACCTTGAACAGTAATGTTGCATTTACCCATAATGTAAACATTGTCATCTTTCATTACAATAGAATAGTTATCTTTAGTGATTTTCTCTACTCTACTGCCATCAGGGAACCATTCAATAAAACTACCACTTCTATGAGCAATATGAACTCTCTCGGCACCTGGAGTATCATCAAATTCTAATAGATGCCCTGATTCTGTATCCATAACATTGTTGTATGGATACTTTGTAGCATAAGAAGTTTCTGGTTCATTCCATGTTGATTTTACAGTAGGAACAGAAGTTACTTTATTAGTCTTTCTTTCTTGTATGAAAGTCTTTGTAATGGTATCTGAATCATTTCTTGCAATCCTTGATGTTGAAGGTTCATCAAGAAATTTAGGGTAAGATTCTGATTGTGTTTTTTCTTCTATTGATATTCCAGAACCATCGGTTTTGTATGTTTTATTTTTTGGTGTTCTTGGAGAAGATTTTAATTCTGCATCACTTCTAGGATCAGAAAATGCTTTTTGTCTGTCAGCAGATTTTAATGCTATGCCTGGAAGTATTCCCATAACAATTGGTTCTTGTGCATTTTCACCATCAGAGAAGAAACCAACAGCCATATCACCTTCTCTTGGTGAATATACATTAATGTTATTTGTTGGAATCATTGGAGTTGCCCAAGGCAAATCACTGGTTGGTAAATTCATCTTATCATCTGGATGCCAACCAACGGCTCGAACTTTCAAACGACCCATCTTCAATGGATCATTTCTATCTTCTATTATTCCAACCCACCAGATAAAACCATCTTTACCAGCAAAGTTTTTTGTATCTTCCATATTATGTGTATGCTAAAATTGCGTTTGTTTGTTCTGGATTACTTGAAGGTATGAATTCATTATTTGTAGAAGTAGATGCTACTTCAATAACAGTTTCGTGTTTATCGAATCCAATAATGTGTCTGGTTGCAACAATTAAATATTTACCACTAACACTTGGATCATCATTGTCATCACCATCTTCTTTAATACCTTGAGATGGTGCCATTACATTCACATTGAATCCGGAAGTCAATTGAAAGTTTCCTGGCATTGCAATCTTTAATCTTTTCGCCATTAAATTTGAAAGAATTGATTGTCTTTGAAACAAATAATCTTCGATATTATCAACTTTTGAAATTGCTGTTGGATCCATTTTTTTAATATATTCACTCAACTTTTGAGCTGCACCAAAAATACTTACTGATTTTTTAGAATCAAATGCTTGTGTGTTTGGTTTACCATCTCTATCGAAAATTTCTGAGAAATCTGGATTCTCATTGGCATTTTTCATTGATGTGTAAACATCACCAAAACTAATTTCTTTTTTGGCAATCTGTCTTGTGATTGGATCAAAGCCTAAAAATTGACCAGCGTTTACACCATCTCTTTGTTTTTTGAAACTGTCTGACTGTGAAACAACTTCAAATGCTCTTGCACTACTAATCTCACTAAATGGATTACCTTGTTTTGTATTTTTTGGTTCAAACTTAATATCCAATAAATCTTCTTGTGTTAATAATGTTGATAGTGATGCAAAGTTATAACCAACAATGTTTTGAAAGAACATAAAATTTGGTGCTTGATTAATGTCAACAGCTCTTTTTGCAATCCACTCAATTGCCTCTAGTGGTCTTAAATTTGGAATTGGAAAGTCTCTAATACCACATGAGTTCTCATAAACACCACCAGATTCACCCGCAGGTATCTTCAAATAATTTTCCATTATCTTCTGCACGGCATATGAATAAGTGCCACTATAACTTTGATTGATTTTTTGTCTATCAGAGTAAGTCAATTCATCCGAAGCAAAATGTAAAACATACATTTCACCTGAAGAACCTTCTGCTTTTCTATCGGTCTGTTTTATGATTCTAAATGCCTTTTTAAAGTTTGCAATATCAGAATTTGGATCTTTTGAAATGTCAATCAATATTGATTCTGAACCATCAAAAAACAATTTGCCAGAAAGACCTTGAGCATCTTTAATTAGTATTTTACCATTCATCACAGGCAAAAACAAAGAATCGAAAATATTTAACTCTTCGAAAATATTTGATATGTCAATGTTTCCATTTTTTGTTACAATGACCAATTCATTTATCGAAAACTGCGTTGACTTTTTTACTTCAAATGTCATAATTTAATTACTCGTTTAAATTCTTTTTCAACATCAGGCACAAAATCTTTTTTCAATAACTTAATTGTTCTTTTGTCTTCATTAGTTTCCATTTCATAATCATAGTATGTTTGTTTTTCTTTTGTTATTGTTTGAACTGTTGTTGTACCATCGGCAAGTGTATATGTTGTTGAAGATGTTGTTACATTCGCATAAGTGTTAGCATCAACTTCAATTTTTTCTTCTATTGTTGTTCCCTGAGGTGTTGTATCAGAGGTAACTCTTTTGATAATTTTATAATAAGATTTGACATTATTTGTACTCATCGACCAAGCAAGTCCAGTTTGAACTGTTGTATTGGCAGCACCATTTGCAGTATATTTTGCATCAACAAAATCAATGAATGTTTTATATGGCATTGGCCAATCAAATTGTGGGTCAATAATGTCATTGAACAATAAAACAATCCAATGTCTTTCTGGACTGCCATAATATTTACCAGCAATTATTTCCGGTGTGTCCGATTCTTGTATATCATACTCATAGAAAGCAGAACTATTTTCTTTGAGTTTAGATTCAAAACCAAATCTCGCAATAATATTGGTTACAGTATCTAATCCACCTGTCTTATTATTTGCAGAGTATAATGTTCTTGGAAAGTAATTAAAAAATTTTGCCATTATTATACCTTAGCCTGAGTAGCAGAACTTCTATCGTTTCTAAAATCTGCTTTTGTGAGATATGTAGTTTCTTGGAATTGTAGTGTTACTTGAATTGCAACTGGCATACCTGTTCTACCCAAAGACGGAACATTCTCACCTGGAACTTCATAGGCGGTAAATCCATTTGGTGCATAGTTAACATCCATCGAAGTTAATACGCAAGTAGAGATTGGTGGAATGTTTGGATTTTGAGCACCAGCATAATAGAATTTAATATCAAACTCTGATGGTGGAACTAAAAATCCTTGTGCATCTTGTATCAATTCTGGCGCTTGATGAAATCTTAATCTCTCAATAATTCTTTGTGCTTCTAATGCTTCTTTTTCATCTCTTGGATAAAAAGTAAAATCAAATTGAAATGTTCTGAAGTTTGGTGACTTATAAATCATCTCAAGCATTGGGTTCTGAACTTTACCAGTTACGGCAGTAAATCCAATCTTTGCAGCTTCTGGACTACCAGTAATTTTACCTAAAGTATCAGCGAGTTTTTTGCCGAGAACATTTGCACCAGATTTCGCAAGTGAAGCAGCAGCCGCAGAACCACCTTCTGTTTTGTATTCGTCAGCTGCTGATTGTGCCGCTGCAGCAACTTGACCCAACATTTCACCACCTAAGCTTAACTGGTCATATGCTTGTTGATAACTATAATTTAAGGTGTCTGGCATATACAATGCAACAGCATCAGTTGTCAACTTAGTTGTCTGTAACAAAGACTTATTTGTAATTTTTTTGATAGATGTATCAATTACTGCTTGAGTTTGAGCTTGAGCACCACCAAATGATACACGAGCTTGAGCAAATAAATTGTTAATACCACCAACCGCACCACCAGCAGCACTACTGACGGCAGATGTAATTCCACTCAATGCACCATTTGTTGCAGAATTAATTTGACCCAATCCACTATTAATCTTACCAAGAATTTCAGAACCAAAATTACTTGCCATACTTTGTGCAGAGGCCGCTGCTTTGTCTATTGAACCAAAAATTTGTGCTTTTGCACCTTCTTGGCTTGCGACACTAGACTTGTCAAATACAGAATCTTCAACAGTTGTACCACCAAATGCGGTTGCTTTCTGCTGGCGAATATAGATAACCATATAGTGTGCTTTATCGGCATTACCGATATCTAATGGGTATCTGTATGTGTTTTGTTTAAATTGACTGTCAACTAAATCTGCTAAAGGACCAGTCCTAGCAGAACTGCCTTTATTAAACGATATATCCGAGAGTCCGAAGAGAGCCATATAAATTCCAAATGTTAATTAACTAAGTATATTTATGTCATATAAAGGGTGGTTTACCCCAAAAAATCCAAACAAATATAAAGGCGACAGTAAAAATGTTGTCTATCGCTCATCGTGGGAACTAAGAGTGATGAAATGGTTAGATGAAAACCCATCGGTTATTTGGTGGGCATCTGAAGAACTAATCATCAAATACAAGTCACCAATCGACCAAAAAATGCACAGATATTTTCCTGATTTTATTGTCAGATTGAAACAAAAGACTGGTACAGAATCTACTGTGGTTATTGAGATAAAACCACATAAACAAACCATCAAACCTGTGCAAAAAAGAAAGACTAACCGATTCTTACAAGAGGCGGCAACTTACGCAATCAATCAAGAAAAGTGGAGAGCCGCAGACTTATTTTGTAAGGAACATGGTTGGCAATTCAAAGTATTAACTGAAAAAGACATTGGCATTTAAGATAAATAGACTATGGCGACAAAAAAACTAATAGACAGAATACAAGAATCTTTGGCAAAAGAGGGATTACAGCCAAGGACTAATGCTGCAAGAACTTGGTTGAGAAGTAAAGTTAAAGATTTAACTCCTTCAAAAACGGCACTCATGCGAGACCAAGAAAGACTAAGAAACAAGTCAATGATTGGTAGAATGTATTTCTACTTCTATGACCCAAAAACAAAAGATAAACTACCATACTATGATAGATTTCCTTTGGTCATTCCAATCGAAAGATATAACGATGGTTTTCTAGGGTTGAACTTACACTATATTCACCCAAAACAAAGATTAATTCTTTTAGATAAACTAAGTGATACTTTAACTAATGACAAATACGATGAGACTTCAAGATTAAGAGTAAGTTATCCATTCTTATCATCTGCCTCAAAAATATTTGAAGCAACACCCTGTATTAAGAGATATTTATTCTCTCATATAGAATCACGATTTTTAGAAATCACCGCAAACGAATGGGATATCGCAGCAATGTTACCAATGGAAAGTTTTGTCGGTGCAAAAACAAGCAGAGTTTACTCTGATTCACGGAAGAAATTCTAATGTCATTCTCACCAAATTTATTTCTCTCTAATGTAAGAGCAAAAGACGGACTTGCAAAGCCTTCAAGATTTGAAGTTGTTCTTCCTATTCCTTCTTACATTAATTCTTTCATTGGCAATTCAATATTGGAAAAAATTCTAAATTTTCCAAATTCTATTTTTAGTGATGTTTCAACTGCAATCAACTCTGCATTTGGGCGCCAAGGTACACAAGATGAACAATCGAGAACATCAAATTCGTCAATATCAAGGTATCTTGCATTGCAATGCGAATCGGCAGAGTTACCAGGAAAAACATTTCAAACAGCCGATGTAAAGATTTATGGACCAACTTTTAAAGTACCATATCAAACAATGTATGGCGATACAACTTTAACTTTTTTGTGTACTAATGAATTCTATGAAAGAAAACTATTTGAAAGATGGATGGAAGCAATTCATCCTACAGACACAAACAACATGAGATTTGCTAAAGGCGCACAATCAAGATACATGACAAATATTAAAATTATACAGTATGATGACTTTATTAAACAGATTCATGCTGTAGAAATGATTGATGCTTTTCCAATTGGAATTGCATCACAAGCGTTAAATTGGGGTGAAGATGGTTTTCACAGACTAAGCATCCAATTTGCGTATCAGAAGTATAGAACTGTTTACGATGGATCATATGATGTTGGTGCAGCTGCATCAGCACTATTTGGGGCAGCAGGCGCAAGATTATTACCATTTGGCAGAGCGATTTAAATTATTTTTTTATTAACACAACGAAAGCGAGAATATAATGTTACCTAAGTTAGATGTACCAATTTATGAAGTTACTTTAATCTCAACAGGAAAACCTGTTAGATTTAGACCATTTTTGGTAAAAGAACAAAAACTATTTTTGATGGCAGCTGAATCAGATGACCAAAAAGAAACAGTTAATGTTATCCGTCAAGTATTAAAGAATTGCATTTTAGATGAAATCGATGTTGATAATTTACCAACATTTGATTTGGAATATTTGTTTATGAATCTAAGAGCAAGGTCAGTAGAAGAGATTGTTGATTTGAAATACAAGTGCAACAATACTGTTAAAGATGAAACTGGTGAAGATAAGAAGTGTAGTGGTTCTGTTGAGTTTAAGTTAAACTTACTTGAAGTTCAACCTACAAAGAATCCTGACCATGTTAACAAAATTCAATTATCAGACAATCTTGGTATTTGTTTAAAGTATCCTACTTTTGAAATGATTCAGAAGTATGAGGCAATGAACGAGAATGATGTTATGTTGAATGTATTGATGGATTGTGTAGATTACATTTATGATAAAGAACAAGTGTATTATGCAAAAGATTCAACGAAGGAAGAATTGACCGACTTCATTGATAACTTGCAACAAGGACACTTGGAAAAGATTAAAATTTTCTTTGACACCATGCCTGAAATCAAAAAAGATGTCCACTTTAAATGCCCAAAATGCGATTATGAAGAAGACATTGAGATTAAGGGTATGCAAAATTTTTTCGTCTAATATTTCGTTATGATACATTAGGTAACTTTTATCAGACGAACTTTGCTTTAATGCAACATCACAAGTATAGTTTGACTGAGCTTGAAAACATGTTGCCTTGGGAAAGAAACATTTACTTAAATCTTCTGATTAAGTATTTGGAAGAAGAGAAACAGAGAATAGAACTACAAAAACAAACTAGAAAAAGTAGGTAATGGCTAACAAAACTACACTCGCAGATACCCTAGCACAAGAGTTAGGGTATAAAGATGCCAAGGCTCTTAAAGACCAGATAAAGAGGTCTGGTGGAGGAGAATTTTCTTCAAATGTTAAGGGTCGTTTGGAATCTGGTGCTGGATTTGGAGAAGCATTTAGAGAAAGCACTAAAGACAAAGTAGCAGATATTCAAGAAACTTTTTCGAAAAAAGGTTTAAAGAAGTTTGGTAAAAGAACTTATAATGAGTTTTTTGGTGGTGATGATATATTCTCTTCTTACATGCGAGGAAGATTAAACAAGGGTAAAGGAAAACAAGAGAGTGCTTCTACTGAAGGTGGTGGTACTTCACCAACAAAAGAGGGCAGCGAAGGTGTAGGTGCAGAAGAACTTGCAGTATTAAATGTAATCGCTAAAAATTGTATGTCATTGCCTGGTATTGCCAGAGACATGAATGTACTGAGACAAAATCTTGTCAAACTGGTTAAGTTACAACCTGGTGGAAAAGATAAAGCGAGACTTGGTGCCGACATGTATTTCAAGACGGCCGACCAACGAGAGGACATGCTTGAGTCTCAAAAAGCAAAAGCGATGCCAAAAGCACCAACTGTTGCTGGAGCACCACCTGAAGATAAGAAAGAAGGTGGTGGATTTTTAAGTGGCATTTTAAATAGTGTTATGAGTTTCTTTAGTGGCGGTTTTATGACTGCAATTAAATCACTATTCAGTCCTGGAATGATTCTTAAAGCAATCACTAAAGTTTTTATTCCATTAACAATCATTGCATCATTAGTTAATGGTATTATGGATGGTTGGAAAAAATGGCAAGAAACAGGTGATTTGAGTGAAGCACTTATCACAGGCCTTGGTGGTGTAATAGACTTTCTAACATTTGGTTTGTTTGGTACTGATGAGTTAAAGAAAGCGTTTGATTCGATTGGTGGATTTGTTGGACCAATTGTTGATAGTATATCAGAAACTTTTGATAGTTTGAAGATGTGGGTAGTCAATAATATTGGAGTACCTGAAATAAAAATTCCACTAGGATCAATTCCAGGTGTAGCATCACTCAATAAAGTTTTACCAAACAGTTCTCAAATTCCAGAAACGATTAGTTTTGGACCTTATTACCCATTCAAAAAGAATCCAAAAAGCACAGAACCACAAAAATCAGAAAGACCTTCAGTCAAAGAATCTGAGACAAAAGCAAAAGAAACAAAAACTGCCGAAGAAGCCCGTAAAGATTTTGCTAATACAGACCCAAGAAGAGTAGATAATCAATCGTCTGAACAATCAGGATCAGATAAAACACCTACTGCAATTAAGAAAAAAGATGGACAAGAATTAAAATTACCACAAGGTGTTACCTATAATGGTAACGATGGTATGTTTAATTATAAAGGTGTTGGTTTTACTGCTGAGAGACAAGACGAACTAGACAGACAAACAAAAGCAATAGACAGTAAAACAATAGTCGAGTATCAAGGTATTGGTCCATCAGGTCCTGCAACAATAACATTTGATGGCACAACAGGTCAAAAAACATTCTCCGCACCAAAACCAGAACAACCACAATTAACTGCCAGTTCAACGACTCCACCGGCTGCAGGTGTTGCAAGTGCAGGCGGTGGTGGCGGTGGCGGAGGAGGCGGTGGTGGTTCATCAGGTGGTGCAACTGCATCACCAACACAAACTGCACCTAGTGGTGCAACATTAAGTGCGGACTCTTCGTCAGTAGCAGAAGGACAAAGATTAGATTCTGCTGCTGATGCAGGTGTAACAGTCAATGCACCAGTCACAAATAATTCTTCCGAAACAACTGGTAAAGATGCACCATCTTTAATTGCGGATGCATACAATAGAGATTTTGTTGAATCATATTCATTCGTTGGTTAAAGATGTTACCAAACTCTCTCACCGATTCAATCAAGAGTAAAGTTTTAGATTCCGCTTCTGATAAACTAGGGGCGAAAAAGATTACTCCTGCCGGCGCAATACTTAATGTCATTGCAAAAAACTTTTTACTTTTTCCTTCCATTGCAAGAGATGTCAATGTCGCAAGACAAAACATGCAAATTCTTGTTAAGATGGCTGGTGGCAAATCTACCAATAGAGCAGATTCTACCAAAGAAGAAGATGATAAAAAACAAAAGAAAATACAAGCAAAAAGTAAAAAAAGTCCAACACCAGAAGCTCAAGATAGTGATGGACTTGGTTCAAAAATTGGTAGAAAAATTTGGAGTAAAATAAAAAGTTCAAAAGTATTTAGAAAATTAAAAATTGGATTTAAGAGACTAAAAAGAAGCATCGTTAATGTTATAAAAAAGATGTTTAATAAAAAGTTATTAGCTAAAATATTCTCACCAAAAAATCTGTTGAAAGTTTTATTCAATATAGTAAAGGTTGCCGGTCCAATTGGTCTCATTGTTAGTATTGTTAGTGCGATAGGCGTAGGTTTTTATGATGCATGGAATGAATATCAAAAATCAAGCGACTTATTTGAATCCCTTAAAGCTGGTCTTGCTGGTATATTAGATTTTCTATCATTTGGTTTATTCGGCAAAGAAGAAATAGATAAACTGTTTAAATGGATTCCTGAATTGTGGGAAGACTTTTCTAAAGCATTTTTTGATTTCAAAGAAGCTGCAATTAAATTTGTATCTGATAAGTTTACAATGATTTTAGATTTTTTTGGTCCAAATCAAAAATTATTACCAGACACGAAAGAAGTTTCTACTGATAAATCGAGTAGTAATGTAGACCTTGAGAAATCATTAAACGAAGCTAAAAATAATATTCAAACTTTACAGTTTATTAAATCTCAATTAGAATCTGAGTTAAATACACTTCAAAAAGACAATGATAGACTAGATGAGCAGATAGCAACATTAACTGCACAAGTATCTGCATTATCATCAAAGAAAACTTCTGTATCACCAGAACCTGTCGCACCGTCTGCACCCGCTGCAGCTGCACCTGTGCCTGTTGCAAAAAAAGAAACAGTAAAAGCACCTGCACCAATTGTAACACCAGAAAAGAAAACTACGACAGAAAAGAAACCTGCACCACCAGGTTTTGAAGCTGGAAAAAATGTTATGATTGAAGCTCTTAATGCAGAAGGAATAAAAGACCCTAATGCAAGAGCTCAAATCATTGCACAAGCAGCACACGAATCTGGAAAGTTTAGATTTACAACAGAAATTGGTAAACCAGAATACTTCTTAAAGTATAACAATAGAGAAGATTTAGGTAATACGCAACCAGGAGATGGACCTAGATTTAAGGGAAGAGGATTCTTACAAACTACCGGTCGTGCCAACTATCAACAATTCAAAGATGCATTTAATGTTGATGTTATTAGTAATCCAGAAATCTTAGCTGAAGCAAAATATGCAGCCAAATCTGCTTTACTTTGGTTCAAAAAGAACGCAGGTAAAGTACAGAGATTATCAAAAGGTGATTGGACTAATACAAAGGCTATTACCAAAGCAGTTAATGGTGGATACAATGGTCTTGCTGAAAGAGAACACTACTTTGATATATTTAAAAACGATCCCGAAATTACTGGTCTTGGTAAAACAATAGAAGCAAAACCATCACCGTCTTCTTCTGGTGAACAAGTTGCACAAGTATCTTCTGAAGTTTCAAAAGGTCAAAGAGAACAATTGAAACCTACTGGTGTAAATGTCATTAACATGGAAAAGACAAATAATAAAACCGTTGCTATCAATCAGACAAAAGTAACAGACAAACATCAAGG